CTTTACTTTCGCTTTGTTTTTATTTAAAATGTACTTAATAATAAGTAAATATGGAGAATTATTATGAAAGAAAAGATATATGAGTTTTACGTACTAGACCCTTCAGCGGAAGCGACGGAACGTAGAAGTACTAATTATTGGGTAGCTTCACCGAGAAACGGTAGGCATAAAATATTTAGAGGAACGCTAAAAGATTTCGATAAAGTAGTAGACCTTTATAGTGATTTATGGGACGCGGTGATGGATAGTCAGCTCGGATTATTAGGAGACGAACATGCGGGAGTTTTAACCGATGACCCGATACTTCAAAACTGGGAGGGTGCTCAGATTATAGCGATTGGTAAAGAAGAGAGGCACGGAGTTACTCAAGTTACCGAATCTTGGTATTTAGATAGAGGTGAGCTGAGTTTGATAGGTTATCTCTGCTAGATAAAACGATTTTAATAGGGACTGCATTTTAGGCATATTCTACAAAAACGAGGGCAAACGATACCCTACAGGCTAGATAGCTAACAAAACGAAATAGAATACTTAAAACCAGTACCAACATTCGAAGCCCCGACTGTCCCCCCTGTCGGGGTTTCTTTTTATATATACGCTTCTAAATATCTACGTTCCGTGGTCAGTGGTTCGTGGTTATTGTTTAGTTCGTATTAGTGTTTTTAAAAATAAAATTTTTTACTCAAAGAAATGTTAAAAACTACTAATATCTCTAATATTCTAATAGAATCGAGCTAAGATACAGTATTTTATTGGATTTCTTGATTTAGCAAAACTAATAGATTTTCTATTAGTTATTAGAAACTAATGGTAAGATTTACCAGAGGGCATGAGAATTTGTTTTTATTTGATAATAAAATCTAATAGAATAATAACACTATTGGAGCGAGGTATTATATGAAACAACTGACTTACACACCGTTACAACCTACAGAAGACGGTAAAGGTTTCATAGATGAGAAGGGTAAGATTTGGCAACCATTAAATTCTAAACAAAAGAAATTTTGTAGGGAATATTTCAAAGGGCAAACAGCAACGGAAGCCGCGATAAAAGCAGGATATACAAAGGATAGAAAGGGGGCTAAGACTCAAGGCAGCGTACTACTGAATCATAACCCACTCGTAAAGAATTATCTCATTGACTTGGAAATAGCAGCCGCGGAACGCGACCAGATTTCCTTAGAGAATCATTTAGGTACTCTTCATGACCTAAGAGAAGAAGCCAAGGACCAAGGACAGATATCCGCTGCCATCACCGCAGAGGTACATCGAGGCAAGGCGGGGGGACTCTACATTGATAGACGCGAGGTACTGACCGCGAAGATTGATTTGATGTCCAAAGATGATATACTCACTCGACTCGAACAATTGATAGAGAAACGCACGGGTGGTCGAATCATCGAAAACGAATCGTAGTCTACTCTATCACTCTACTCTACTCTACTCTACTCTATCCGTCGGTCCATCGGTCTTTCTTCCACTTACACTTCCACTTCCACAGAATATTAGATTCCTGGAATCGGAGATTTACAACGATTTTACAACCATAAGCGGATAAATCTTTTTATCTTTTAGTGCTTTACTTCTTAAAGGTTTTCGCCCATAATTACCTTTAGATAGTAAAGCGGTTTTACTATCACTAACTAAAACGAAAAAGGTGATATTATGGATAAAATCCAAAACCAAAAAGGCGGAGTTAAAACTCCTAAGATTAACGTGAACTTTAAGGCGAGTCCTTCGAGGTCTTCTGGAAGCGGTACTTATCGCTTGATTACTACTGAGGGAGCGAATACGTTAGCCCCCCAAGCGCAGAAAATAATCGAAGCGTTAGCTAATTCGAAAGACTTTACCGCGACTACTGAGGAGTTATGCGGTAACGCGTCGGGCTTAAAGTCGAAATTGGATGAGGTCGGTTTAGAAACTAGCCAGACTCCTAAGGCGATTTTTTCTCACTATAGAAAAGACCTGATAACAAAGGGCTATATCGAGTTAATCTAACTTAACCTTTAATAAATTAGGGCAGTCTATTACGACTGCCCTTTTTTTATCTACTCTATCTACTACTGGTTAATATTTAACCACTTACACTAACTGGTTAATATTTAACCACTTACACATATATAAATATCTAACTGGTTAATATTTAACCAATAGCTATTAGTTATATAAATAGCTATGTATATAAATATAAAGTATATACCCCCCTATTGACTTCTGCGGGTCCTGCCCTCCGCCACACCTTAGATACGCACCCTTAATTAGAAGTAGTTTACAAATAAGTCCCTATGAAAAAAATTTTGCGAAAAAATTTTTGCAGATTATACTTTCGGCATGGGTTTTAAGATGAGCTTAATTTTAGGAGTCCTATTGGTAGCTACTGTGGCGGGTTCAGCGGGGTATATAAAATATTTACATGAACAACTTGCTATTGCTTTAGGTAATCAGATAGTATTAGAATCTAAAATAGAGGAGCAAAACGAATCCATAGATAGATATATAGAAAATCAAAAAATTACGCAAACTAAAATAAATATGTTAGAACGAGAAAAAGCAGAAGCAGGAAAAGAAGTAAAACGTTTACGTAAAATTTTTAGTGAACATGACTTAGGTAATTTAGCTTTAAATAAACCGAAGCTAATAGAAAACATAATTAATAAAGGAACTAAAGCAGCTATGGACAAGCTAGTCAATCTCTCCTCACCAAAGTATGAAAATACTGATAATCTCCTTGACTAGTTTGTTTGTCTTCGGAGGCTGTACACTGCTTCCGAAGACCCCAGTAGAAGTAAAAACTATTGCTAAACCTGCACCTTTGTATCATCCTCCGTTACCACCTGAAATAGAGATATTACCTATAAACTGGAAAGTGCTTACACCAGAACTTATGGAAGAATATTTAGAACTTTTTAAAAAAGGCGAAGCTCCTGCTGTTCCGTATTATTCTTTAACGACTCAGCAGTATGAGAACTTGTCGTCTAACGTCGCGGATATTACCAGATACATTGAAAATATTTTAAGTATAATAAAATATTACAGGAGTTTAGATGAGGAAAAGCAAAAGGACGGAGGAGCCGAGTAATCAATATTTAGAAGTTATTAATAATAAATATTGTTATTTTGGACCTGATTATAAATTTACCCTTACAGATGAGAAATACCATAACTATGCAACATTAGTTATAAATCCTTCTCATATAAAAATTGTTAAAAACGAAACTAGCAAAAGTAATCAAGAATTAAAAGAACAAATAGTTAATGATTGGTTTATAGAAGAAAACGAAAGTACTAGAGATAGGAACAACCGTAAAGCTAGAGAAAAAAGGAATGGGAACTAAAACTTGTATATCTTGTGGTAAAGCTAGAAATACTAATAAGTTTTCTCAAAATTTTAAGTTAAAGAACGGTCAGCCTGGATTTCGTAATGTATGTAGAGATTGCGATTCGTTACGTAAAAATAAATTTATAAGTAGTACTCCATATACTTATTTAACTAAAGTACATACTCAATCTAAAAGTAAACGTTCCAAAGATATGGAATGGTCAATAACTGCGGAAGACCTACATGATTTATGGGATGAACAAGGTGGGCGGTGCGCTCTCAGTGGTGTATTTATGACCTATGGTAAAGACGGGAACGGTAGTAAAGAATTTAACGCGTCCATTGATAGGATTGATTCGACGAAACCTGTATATACACGGACCAACGTACAACTGGTCACGTACCGCGTAAATATCATGAAGCACACACTGACCGAGGACCTCTTACTTTGGTGGTGTCGCAATCTAATAGCCAAACACGACAAAATCGATTAATATAAATCGCGACATTAACACCACCCAAGTGTTAAAGTACTTTACTTATGGCTGAACCACAACTTAAACCAGCAAGACCACCTATAGAGCAATTTCTATCCGATGTTCGTGGTCAGGGGATATTACAAACTTTAAACCCTAATTTAAAAAACGACCCAGTATTTCAAAGAGTTTCTTCAGTTTTAGATGCTATTGTACCGAAGCCTGACGACCCGTTGTCCGTGCTCGGTGGTGCTAAAGCAGCTAGTTTCTTTTCAGACGTTCCATCTGTATTAGTAAAAAAATTAATGAACGCGTATAAAAAACGTGATGACGCTTTTCTCGGAATGAAAAGGGAAG